GCTTCCTGTGCTCCCTGTGCGAGATCATCCCATGTATCAATCATCGCCTCCCGGGCCTGCATATAAGAAGTTTTATCTACTCTTAAATTACTAAGAAAATCATCAATGTCCTCTACCATCCCTTTTGCTATAATGAATATTTGTTTGAAGTAATTACTCCATGCATCCATTGTAGCTTGGAAAGTAGCAGTCGCGGCCTCCACATCATCTTTAGTATTGGGGCCAAGGATAGTACTAATCATAGAATCAGTAGAACCAAGATAAGCCTCTCCCTGAGTAGTTTCCGCTATTTGATTTAATGTGTCTTGGAGTTGTTTATTGTATTCATAGAACTCTGCGCTCCAAGTTCCAACATTAGTACCGAGCATATAAATCTGCTTATCCAAATCCTCCCCAAAATCCTGCAGGGCAGAAGTAAGTTCAATCATCGCATCTTCTATTTCATCCGCCTTAGTATGCTCCTGTCCAAATAAACCAAGACGTTCAAGGGCAGTATTCCCACCAAGGCTTAAGGCATTAAGAGTACTCCGAGTACTGTCATCCATATTCCAATAATTGGACATACCGTACCCGCCCGCCATCATAACTCCCCCTGCCGCGGCCCCATACCAATTCCCCTGCATAATAGAAGAAGCCCCAATCTGGGAACCCATTTGCATCAAAGCATTCCCCATTGATTTCCCAATTTCTTCAGCACTGATTTTTCCATCCTTAACAATTTGATAAAATGCATCTGCCATAACATCTGTAATACGATTGGCAATGGACTCATATATTTGTTGGATGTCTTCTGACATACTACTAAGGGTTTCCCCTTCATTTTCAATCATATCAATAATAGACTCTGATGTTTGGAGTCGTTGTTTCCTTATTTTCTCAAGTCGTTCCTCACCCTCTATAAAAGTTTTCATGGAAGAACTATACCGGGAACCTATGTCTTCAAAACTAACAGAAACACCTTCACCGGAAGCCTCTATTCTATCCAATTCTTCAAGAGCTCTAGCTTGTTCATGGAGTAGTCGTGTTCTGTCCTCTACAAATTTATTATTCCAAATAATAGCTTCTGTTTGCTTATCAACCGTTCCTGTTAACGTATCGAGTAAAGAGTTAACATCAGAAATGCTGGCATCATAGGCATCGATAATTTGCTGAGCACCCTTAAGTTCATCGTTGGTTTCACCCAACTCTTTTTTCGCACGACCTAAATTCTTTTTAAATTGAACTACAACTCTATTAATTCTGGCAGCTTTGGTACCGAACTCTTTCCAGGTCATTTCACCTTTTCTATATTGTTCTCTTAACTCCTCCAATTGTTTTTCAAGACGTTTAATATTTTTACCTTCTTGAGCGATAAAACTTTCAGTATTTTTCTGTTGAGAACTGGCAAGCCATGTTCTTAATTGTTTATATAATTGCATTAATCGAAGAATAGACTTTGCCAATGTTCCGAAAACACCAATGACAAACTTAGCGGACTCTCCAAGAACAATAGCCCACCGATCACTATTACCCAATTCCCGAAGACTCTGGGTCATAATGGTTAGGAAATCCTGTATACCTTCTTTATACCTTTCAAAGATATCCAGTTTCAACGACTCTATTGCAGATTTAAAATTACGCCATGCACCAATCACAGTATCATTCATGGTTTTGGCCAAAGCGTCGGCTTCACCTTGAGAATTCTTTAGACTTGTTTCGAGTTGATTAATTTGAGGAATTAGATCCTTCAAAATAAGTGCGGCCCTACCACCTCTCATCCCAAAGGCTTTCATAATTTCGGAAGCTTCCCATCCCCTGTCTTTCATCGCTTGGAGTACTTCGACAAAAGTAGCTCCCTTCATATTAAACTCTTCCGCGATCTTGGCGGACTTTTGCATAGCAAATGCCAGCTGTGTCCCGGCCATACTGTCCTGCACACCCGCATTCCCCAATACACCAATCATCGCGGAGAGTTGTTCTATTTCATATCCAAAGGCTTTTGCTACAGGAGCCGCAAACTTAAACGACTCAGCCATCTTTTCCATAGTTGTATTTGAACGAGTAATCGTACCAATAAATACATCACCCACATGACTCAACTCCTCTATTGGCAGTTGCATTGCCGTGAGGGCATTGGTAGTGATATCAGCAGCACGACCAAAGTCTATAGCTCCAGCTGTCGCTATACTCAGGGTCGTGGGCAGGGCGGCTATCGCCTTTTCCGCAGAGAACCCTGCCATACCCAAAAACCGAAGAGCCTCTGCTGCCTGATTCGCAGTCCACTCCGTCGTCGCCCCCATCTCCCGGGCAATGTTCGTGAGTGCTTCAAATTCAGCAGCCGTGGCTCTTGTAACTCCACCAACTACAGCCATTGTACGTTCGAATTGGGCTCCCGTTCTAATAACAGTCGCAGCGAGTAATCCAAACCCAGTAGCCCCCGCCAGCCCGGCAATCATAGTCTTTACTCCAAGTAAAGATTTAGAAAGACCTTTGATAGCGGTAGTAGACTTTTTGACTCCATTCATCAGTCCTTTTGTATCGGCCGAAAATACAGTCTTAAGAGTCCCAATAGTTGTAGCCATTTTATATCCTTTTAACGAGCAAGTTCCATAAGTACTTTTTTCATTTGATCTGTGGTTTGCTTTTGGCCTGAAGGCGCATGTCCTGACTTCTCCGCCTCTAATCTATAAAAGGCCAACCACTCGGATAATTCTCGCGCGTCCAGTTTCCGTAACAACTCCCGTCTTGTCATTCCAAGATCAAGAGCTAATCGGAATTGGAATCTTCTTTCTGGACGCTCTCTAAGTTTTTTTGGAGTTCCTCGACATCTTTAGGCCGGAGGCCAGACAACTCCTGGGCCTTCCCATAGAGCATATCCAAGGCCGCAGATGACTTTCTTCCAAGTGCCTCCACGTCATTATTCGAAAACAAACGCTTCCCGTTTTGATCCCGAACACACATGACAACCAACTTGGCCCGAAGATTACGCAGATCCGGTTTCATCCCCTTCTTAACTTCTTTGAAAAGAGAGGACTCATACCTATCCCGTTCCTGACCGGACAAAGCCCACACCTGTACCCATCCGTTCCACTCCTTAACAAACACATCTTCATGATGCAAATCCTCTGCGCCCAGAATGGCTTCTTTGGTAAGAAAGAGTTTAGGTTCTTGTGCATTGGCTTTTTCTTCCGGAACTGGAGTGGTAACTTCTTCAAAATCAGTTTCTACTACATCTGGTTCTCTGTTTTCCATTTTATGGTTTCTCCTTTTTAAGTTATGAATGAGTTGTTTGGTTACAATCTACATCCGGGTTAAGAAGTAAGGGTAACCTGACCAGTGATTTTGATGGTAACATCCGAAGACACCTTATCATCCAAAGGCACGGCCATTCCAATGGCGGTAACCAAACCGGAAAAATCAAACGTGGTATTCCCGGTATCCGGAAGAATGATTTGGTAGTCGTTGGCTGCTTCCGCTTCAAAATCAACGTTCATGTCATCAAAGGTATCCAGAGTGAAGTTCATGTTCAAGGTCACTTCACCTGCATCCCGAAATGAGGCAATGAACTCACGATAACCACCAGACGAATCCAGACTGGTAACATCGATGGTAGCCCGGGACTTATTTGGCCCGTTGATAGAGTTAATCTCCGCCATCTGTGTCCAGACACCTGAACTGGCACCCGAAGCATTTCGCCTGTTGAACTTGGTTCCTACACCAGAAAAAGCATTGCTTGACATTTTACTTTCCTCCTTTTGTTAAATGTTATTTTTGAACAAGCCTCTACTTATTGGTTATGATGATGGAGTTCTCATCATTGAAAAATTGATAGACAACTCCGGTCGGTTTTTCTCGTCAAGACCGAGAAACAATATATCTGAAACGGCTCTTATAAGAATATACCGTGTTCCATTCACTATCGAACCATGCACTCCATGAAGTAGGCTCTTTATCGTATCCGCCTTACTCCATGCATCTTTATATCCTCCCACCTTTCCCCGAACTAAGAATTCCACCGTTGGATTCTCTATATCCGTGGCAAGGTCTGGATTATACCCACCTGTATCATAAATGGTAACACACTCATTAGGACTGGGAGGCGAATGGGCGATAAATACATCTGTTCCAAATGTACCAATCCCATTACTCTCGGTTACCATATCTTTTACATCTTCACTCGGAGGATTCATTAAAATGCTCTCCTTGTTTGTCTGGCTATTATATTAAAAACCTTTCTAACATCTCTTTTAACTGGATCTTCCAAGAACTTCCATTTTCCAGTTTGAGCCCAACGTCGTCGAGTACTCTTATTTCCACTTTCCGTTTTTCCCGATGTATATCTTTTACCGGAAGGACTCACTCCTCCTGTCTTTCCAGCTCTTGGGTTTTCATGTACTCTTAAAGCATAGACTGCACTATATCCAGTCTGTGCTGATGGGTTTCCTTTTGCCTTGCCCGCTTTTGTCTGGGCTTTGGCGTTTGAAACCTTATCCTCATGCCGTCTAGAGGCTTCACCAGCAGACTTTCCCGTAAATTTAGGGTCACTAACTACCTTACCAGAGGAAGACACCGTAAACGCGCTATTAGCAAGATTGCCCGTTGCCCGAGGAACTTCTTTTTGACTCGCCGCTTGTATAAATAAAGCACCTTCCAATAAACCGGCTTCCGACAGGTTACGAATCCCACGAATACGCCTGTTTAAATTTCGTTGCCATTGCGGCACACCTGTAAGTCCTCTAGAAGTCATAAGTACTCAACCAAGCCTTTCTTTCAAACTTTGTTCCTCTGTGATTGGGTATTTTACCGAATGCCTGAATTTCAAAAGCATTCGTTATATTTGCAGGATCACTTTCTTGAGCAGAACTCAAATCAGATAACTCCCCGAGATACAGATAACCACGAAGATCAACGTCCTGACCTAAGAATACAATTGCCCGGGAAACAGATTGTTTCCCATTGGCATTAATGAACAACTTCTGTTTATCTTCCCACCGACCTTTGATTTCAACTGGGAGATCAAAAGTAAGTCCACCATATCCATCGTCTGCTGGATTTCCCCAATAAACCATTGTCTGTTTATGGTGCTTTGTGATATGACTCATAGTATGGCCTCTATAGAAGCTGTCTTTTTACCTAAATTGGCAAGGGTTCCTGACGTGTCCAGAAGCTTAACCTGTTGCCCATAAGGAGTAGAGTCAAGACCGCTACCTTCCTTACCTATAAAAAAGGTAGCTTCCGTTTCCCCAATCTTATCTTTCTTAAGTCTGGGGTCTCTAATTGCCACAAGATGGGCGGACAACCAACGGGTGATTTCCTTTAACAGATCATCCCCAAGACCTTTTCCGGTCAGTTTATTGGTAACTATCGTATCAGCGGCGATAATGAATGGATGTAGATTATCTACATCCGTATCAATTATCTCCTCTACTTCCGACTGGTTGACCCGATACGTTGTCATAGCTATTATCCTTTTCGCGGAGTTGATTTACCGGACATCCCTTTACCACTCCACAGGGCCGGTTCTATAAAAGCCTCCACTTCTTTCTGTTTCCAAGTTAATCCCAAATTCTCGACCACTCTTCTGATTTCGGTCAAGTCCCGGTCAATCATAAACTGAGGCCATACATACTGAATATTTAAACCTGCTTCCCTCATCTCGATGAACCGTTCTTTGTGCTCGTCGATCCATTTAAGCCATCCCGCTTGATTTCGGTAGGCTCTCATGAACCCGGTTTTTAAACAAGAGCGAACAATATCCGAACTTTTCCTCCGAACAATAATCCACTTTGCATCCGGATAAGCTCTGTGCCATACCGGCCAATGCAGACACATCTTTGCTCCCTTGTAAAACCATTGAGAGTTGCCAGTTAACTCATATCCATGCTCTACCAATATTTCCTGAATACGAAGTCGCCAGTTAATAATAAAGTCTTGAGATACTAACTTGACCTCATCTATATCCGGAAGTGGTGCTTGTCCCAAAGGGTCTACTCCCATCTGACGGAAGAAAGGCTTTACCATTTTATTCCGAATGGTAGCATTCTCGAACATACCTTTCTTATTATTGGCATTAGGGCCAGACATTCTTCCTCCCCATGCTCCACAGATATTGATAATACCAGCAGTCATGCTCGTACCGGATCTGGCACATCCTGTTATTAATATTGGTTCATTTAGCATGGCTTTCCTCTTTTGGTTAAAACGGCCGCGGCGACCGTTATTAAATTCTTTCTTAGGTTCTTTTTCCATGGCCGGATTAGGAGTTGTCCTGTCCTCGAAAGTCTATAAGATGCACGTGTCCCGCAGCCGTTCTACTCAAATACCATGATATCGAGATAGTAAGGAAAATGATACTGGTGACAATGAGACAGGGATTTCTCTTTCATACCAATACGGGAAAACACTTTCCTGTATTCCTCCGGATCCCTCTGGTAGTTGTTACCCTTACCATAGTCTCGAATCCAACGACCCATCGCCTCCACAATGACGACTCTATTATCCAGTTTACGAACAATACCCCATAACTCCGAATCCGGAATATGGAGCATGACAGTAAAGAATAAATAAGTGGTAGCTCCCGGGTACAAGCTTTCCCACATTATTAAATCAAAAGAATGTTTAGGATTATGCCTCTCTGCCACTTCCAAAGCCATAGGATTAATATCCAATCCTATATAACTCTTTGGATGGAACAACTTTGCGACTCGACCTGTTCCACAACCTATCTCACAAACCTTTCCAATACATTCGTCCTTGACGGCCTTTACAATATTATCTTCGAGCTTCTTCCATTCGGGGGGATGAGCGAGACTAACTCCACCATCCCCAATCCATTTCTCTTCAACCTGTTCCTTCGTCTGCTCGATTCTACTTTGCCGAACACCGGGGAATCTTTGTGTAAAGTTGTTTATCATTTCCACTCCTTTTTTATCCAACTCTCTCTAACATTCCCGGGTCGTGGTCTTCCATGAAACAAAATAGCTCTTGCATCTTTTGGAGGACCACCCTTTCCACGGCAATGATGTTTATAGGAGTAGATGCCATCTATTTGATCTTGCACTCCTTTTATTTCGACTCCCCGTTTAAGTAAAGAAAATTTTGTATACCGTTGCTCCCATTGATACTTAGCGGAATGTTCCTTGTATTTAAAATCATCAAGAAGCCATGACCAGTCACCATTCCAAATCATAAACCCGGAAGCCCATACCTCATTCTTTTTAAAGGCATGGATCATGTAAAACTCCTCTTCCGTAAGACTCTTGGCTAATTGAAGAAAGGGATCAACAGAACCAACAAAAACAGTATCGAGACCAGTAATAACTACAGGACCAGTGAGTCGAAACAACTCTATCAAAGACCACCAGCCCTTATAATTACCAAATAATGGTTGAGCCCAATGTTCTTCTGTAACACTATCTACCACAACTCCATGTTCATTGGTAAGTAGTAGAGTAGTATCATCTGTCAGGCATACAAAATTAAAATCCATAGTTGTACGTTTTTCAACGTTATGCTTAAGACGGAGTACATCACGAGTATTATAATCACCACCCGTTCTATACACGCATGCAAATGTTGGTTTCATTTTGAAACTCCTTGGTACTCGGCACAAGGGCCATACCACATCTGGCCCGGCCCAACATCTTTGGTTACGATAGCCCCGGCTCCAATCATGGCACCTTTGCCGATTGTAACACCCGGGAGTATTAAAGCTCCTGCACCAATAACCACGTCATCCTCAACAATAGTAGGCCAAGGGTAACGGGGATCATCTTTAGAAGTTGGAGGATATTTATCATTGGTAAAAGTAACTCTGGGACCAACCCATACATTATTTCCAAGTACTACTCCAACAGGAATAAAAGTATAAGCCCCGATAGTACAATAATCGCCTATATGAGCTCCACTTATTTCCACAAATGTTCCAATGCTGGTCTTATAACCAATCACAGAATCATAAATATTCACAAGATTTTCATTCCAAACCTTGCAATCATTTAAAGTAGTTTCTTGAATCATACCACGTCCTCCAATTTAACTTTTGGAAATACGGTTATGGTAGTAATCGGGGAAGCATTTAAAATCTCTATTCCCAGTTTTCTGGCATCCCGATATATGAAAGCAGTTGTCTTGACCCAGCGTGAATATGGGGTGTTGTTTCCTTTTTGATCTTTTGGGAGTTGTTTGTGTCCGCCATGCCAATGTGTTTCACCTTTCTTTCCATTGGACATATCGAACCCGAGAAGGACTATCCGTGTGGCTCCGAAGTGGTAGGCTAAATTGATGGCACTACAGCCGGAGTTGTGATTCCAGGAAACGTGTGCGGGTTGAGGATCGATCCCCATCGCCTTTCCTCTACGAAGAAATTTGATCCAGGGATGGTTCCTGACGAAATGAGTATTTGTATTACAAGATGCTACCAGACCGTGATATTTAGTAAGGAGTTCTTTCTTATGCCAGCGCCCCCATTGCATATCCCCGAACCAACAGACATCCACCCAGTCGCCAAGTAAAAAAGCATTATTAACTCCGATTACACGTTTCTTATGGATCAGCGATAAGTCCTGACTCTTAAGGCTCGGGCCTCCTCCAATTATATAAGCAGTATTACCCTGCCACATTTTTGGAGGGGACCAAGGATGATCAATCATTTAATAGTTCTTCCTAAGTAATTTCTCAGCCTCTTTTTTGGTCAGGGGCTTGTCGTTGATCGCTTCGCCGGTCGCCGGATTGATAACATTCCATTTCCCGCGGCCTTTGTTTTCCAACTCCAAACCCACTTCTTCTTCGTCCGGCTCTTCGCCGTCCTCCTCATCTACTCCCTCTTCCTCATCCGCTGGCCCAGAATCATCAGTATCAGTTTCCTCCGTTGGCTCCGGAGTTGTGGTCGACTTCTGCTTTTCATTCCCGGGAAGTAAATCAAACTTATCTATGACATTGCGAAGTTCTTCTTCTTCACATTCAATCACATCACCGGGACGAACCCACTCACCATTTCTTTGGTGAGGTCCAACATTTTGTTTCATTCTAAATCGTGCCATTGTCATTCTCCTTTTGGTTATAATTAATGGTAAAAACTCCGGGTCAGGAGTAGACCCGGAGTTCAAGGTTTAAGATCACCACCCATTAGGGCTCGGAGTAGTGAACGATGCCGGTTCGGCTGTTCTGGTCGGCACGGAGCTGGGGAACCTGGATGGTCATGACCTTGTAATGGAAAACCATACCGCCCTCGGAATCCCATTCCACCGGAGTAATACCCAGACCATTGACCATGCGGACAACGTTGGAGGTCATTTGAACCATGAGCACACAATCGGTACTCAGAAAATCAGCGACCTTGATATCCAGAATCCCACCCACTTCGAGTAAGCGTTCCCGAATGGTCTTATCGGAAGCAGCTTTAAAATCTGCATCCAAAGCCGTTTCGTAAGAGGTGGGAATGTACACTACCCACGGCCCATAATGGCGGGCATCAATACTCGCCTGTTTCATGGCACGGAGGTCAGTTAACATGGTAGCCCCGGTAGCAGCTGAAGCGTCCCAAGCAGCCGTGAGTGAACCCGTCAAACGACTCGGGAAATCGGTATACCCATAAATGGTGCCACCGCCATAGGCAAATGTCCCGGAACCATTGAAGAGTATACTCTCAACCTTTTCAGCAACCATACGGCCACACATCTCAGCCATCGTGGTATCCAGAGGAGCACCACTCGTTCTGGAAGCGGCCAGCGCACGGATATTGAAATGAAAAGATTTATGGATGACCGGCAGGGGCAAATAAGCGATGTCGTATTTCGGACGATCATCCCGGCCGCGGGTTACTGCATCCATATTCATTTCAGCGTCTGAAATGTCACCAAGGTTCTCATACTCCAGAACCGTGGTTCCCAGACCATTGCTGATGTTATAGGTCAATCCCCGGGAATTTAAGTCTGTAACTCCAATCAGTCTCTGTTGAGCGGCCTTGAGTACTGCCTGATCCATGTCTTTCCACTCATCTTTACGAAGAGTGGAAGCGTTAACCCGGATCAACTGACCATTCACATTGATGTAGGAATCACCACCTTCCTCTTCCCATGGACGCAGGGCTCCAGCATTCATCCCATTGGCCACCAAACGCTGTGCAACAGGACCAAATGCCTTTCCCTGAAAAAAGGTATCAACATTCGCGTCTCTCATTTTGTTTCCCTCCTTAGTTAATATTTATATTTGACTACTCTTAACTACAATCGATGATGAGTTGTGGGTTAAGGTTAACAGATTTCCACGAGACACCGACCGGAAGGATCGGCTCCGCTGGAGTCGGACATATCACAGGCTTCCCGAGCATACCCAACAATATGTGGTTCTACAATGGTACCTGAAGAATCACCAGTTGTCTCTTTCAAGGTACCATCTCCAGCGGACATGAGCATGTCGTCTTTGGAAATATTTTCCCCGTTTGCAATCAAGGCATATACCTCATCACCGGGTCGGAACACCTTGTACAACACTCTCTTCCCGGAGGCATAAGCATCGTCAATGGTATTGCCCTGCAGATCGTCCTCCACCGCAAAAGCACTCTGTGCATGTCCGCCAGCCGTGGCATGAACCTTTACGGTATCGGCCGCAGCAGTGGTCTGCTCCAGAAGGTGACCGGGCGTGATTGATCCACTCGCCAGCGCTTCTTTCTGAACTGAACCTTCAGAAATAACTGCAATAGTATTGTAAGCCATTTTTGTTTCCTCCTTGTTAATTGTTTATGATATGATTTCAAACACTATATATAATGGTTAAGATTTACTCTGGGTTCCGATTACTCGGAACCGAAATTCATAACCGGCATGTCCAGCGGCTCGACAGTGGTGGAGTCATCATTGTTTCTGGGAATGGCTCCTCCCTGACCTTTATAATTCTGGGTTGACGTTCCGGCCAATTGGGCCAGACTTTTGAGCTCTCCCAAATCTTTGGCTTCGAGCTGTTCCTTGGTAAAGGAGTTGTTCTGATTGGCCAAAAGACCATCAATCAAAGCCTTTTTCTGCTGACGGTGCATGGCCAGACCTTCATTCAAAACTCCCTGCATTTCGACCGGAGCGTTCTGGATGTACTGCTCCACGGTCTGCGGGGTCTGGGTGTTTTGGTTCTGCTGGATGTCCGTAATGGGGACTCCTTCCTCGGAGTTGTTATCCCCTTCTCCGGCACCCTTATTGGCCGCATTCTGAATGTCCTCGGAACTTGAACGGGTGCCTTCATTCCCATCGGAGTTATCCCCGCCTTCCCCTTCATTGGTCTTGGGAGCCAGTTTGTCGATCTGCTCCTCGGTCATGGACTCCAACCAATCCCGGTCGGTTTCTTCAAACGGGGTGCTCTCGTTTTCGATCAACAGCTGCACCTTCTCCGGGCAACACTTATCATTTGTTTTTTTCTTTGACATTTTACCTTCCTCCTGTTGTTTGATGTTAACAGTTACATATTTAACCTGACGCTTTACTTCCTGCGGCTGACCTGTCAATTCAGCTACGTTATTCTTATCTATGGAGTAGTTCTGCTTATACAGAACCGGAGCATCCGCAGACTTCCGTTTGTACTTCTCATATATTAAATGGTCTTTATACACCTCCAGAACATAATACCCAATCGCATCAGTACTCTTGGCACTGAATATCTGGTAAATGGAATTCATAGTCTGGTCAAGTGAACGAGTGTTACTGAAGTTATCCCGAATACCACATCCATCTTCCCAGCTACAGGCTCCCACCGTATCAGGGAGTAGAGCTAAATGGTCAGGGCGAAAATTGGACACCGCAGCGATGTAGTCCTCCTCATTCCATTTTCCGGGAGAGTCGTCCTCATCTGAAAATAATCCGGTAGACACTTCCATCTTTTGGTTTTTCTTGATGTTGTCTACTATACCAACTTTACCCAAAGCGGCCAGCTTCTCAATATCAAGCCAAGCCTCTGCCTTGAGTTTACCATCGGAATAATTGGAATTAAAGATTTGACCGACCCGAAACGCATCTATCATCTCGGGGGAATTGGCACTGACTGGGACACCGTCTTCTGTGGTGGGATGGGGGAGGGTAACCGGCACACCATTCCATGACTTGGCACTTTTCTTTATCTCTGCCGCTGGATAAAATAAAGGTCCGGTTGAACCGTTGTGTACTCCTTCGGTCAACATTATAACAGGAGCCACATAGTACTCCTTCCCTTCCAACGACTCCTGCCGAACGGCGAAGTTATCAATCATAAATTGCAAATGATGAAGTAACATCTATTCCTCCTTACCAGTTCACCCATACACCGTGTTTAGAATGTAGAGTACAAAGGGCCAATGAAAAATACATTGGACTCTTCGTGGGTTTCTCTTTGTCTACTCGATAGTCATCAATCCTGTCCGACTCCGGGATCCAAAATTCCTGTTCTGTTGTAAGATAATTTTCAACCTCACTTTTAACACCGTCGTCACCGAAGTCAAGAGAAAAATTAACTTTTTTATTTTCTACGTTATCAAAGGTGATAGTTCCCTTGACTCCATCCTTCTCGATCCCTACTACTCTTTGTTCTTTTGCCATTTTATTTTCCGTATGCTATAAAGTTAGTATTAAATTTATCTTCAATGAATTTAGCAAGATGGGTATACTTCTCCCTTACAGCGTCCCAATTACTTACTTCTAATGCCTTTAGTTGTATATACTTATCGAAATCACCATACTTCTTTAACTGTTTTTTCGCATACTCACTACGATATGAATATTTTGGTGCTTCTTTAATTGTCTGTTTTAAAAAATCAATATCTCTTCTCCAAACTCTTTGGGTTTTCACTATATTACTTTTGAGGTCATTTTGAATCGTACGATATTCAGCATACCGTTGCATGTTCATCGACCACCACTCTATCCCGGTATCTCCATAACTACGAGTATAAACACGTCCTTCATAATTATGAATCCAATTGTCTTCCCAGTACTCCCCGTCCCCATTAGTGTATATTCTCTTTTTACCAGAATGTTGATTCTTAAACAACTTACGATATTTATCACCGTCCTTCTTTTTAATATATTTACTATCACTCCACCAACCACCAACTCTATTTCTTTTTCCACTCCAATATTGATCTATTGCATGAGCGAATTCATGAGCCATAGTAGTAGAGTCCAAATTATAAAGTCCCAAATGAATATTTGAACTATATAAATCTCCTCCCGTATACATACCTTGATGGTATGCTCGAAAGTATCTTTTATCATGAAGATATATCTTGGAGTTCTCCATTAGGTCTTCTACTAAGTCATAGGGCATATAATCAAATGCATCATCTACTACCTTATTGAAATGTGCAAGCTTACCTGATTTCGCGAGTAGTGTTTGACTATCTTTAGACACTCTCGGGAATACTCTATCACGTTTCATTTGACGAATAGCTGCGAAGTCTTTCTGTTCATAGTAAACACTCGCTATCTGAAGTCGGAGTTGTTTTAATTCCGCTTCAATTAAAGTCCTCTTCATATATTTATCTATAGAACTAAGATTACTCGAATTTAAATCAGTCAACTCCTTTTGTAAAATAAGCTTCTGTTCCTCCAAATCATCTAACAACATCTGGAGTCCTGCCTTATCTATCTTTTCCGGTTTCTTAGGAATGGTCTTTTTCGCAGGAGTTGTTTTCTTGGGGACTACTTTCTTTCCATCCGGTTTACCAGTAATCTTATAATAAGTAATCCGCCCTTCTTTATATTTCTCAATCACATATCCTTTTGCCCGGAGCTGTGAACCGAGTTGAGCCTGAACTGTTTTCCGCATCTTTGCTCTTACTCTATCCGGAAACAACTTCTTGAGTGCTTCTGTAACTTGGTCTACGGTAACGAAATCCTCACTGGCAATATCTATGATGGCTCCAGTCACAGTCTTTGCTTTAGTAGGAGGAGGAGTCGGACCGGGTTTCGGTTTAACTTTCTTATCCGGCTTTGGTTTGACTACCGGCTTCGGCTTGGGTTTCGGTTTAACTTTCTTCCCATCCGGTTTCCTTGCAATTTTATATAGAGTCTTCCTTCCCTCTTTCATTTTCTCAATTACATACCCTTTTGACTTTAACTGAGAACCGAGTTGTGCCGTGACCGTTTTACGCATGGCTTCTGCACTTCTACCCGGAAAGAGTGGTATGAGTTGTTCTACTACATCATCCGCACTCATATACTTTCCCTGTGAAGCTATATCAATAATGGCAGATATGATTCCCGGGCCACCATAAACGGCTTCTTGCATTGCCTCAGAAGGAACAACTCCTTTTCCTTCCACTCCACCGACCTTTCCTTTCGTTTTCCAATCCGGTATATATGGAAGTACTGTACAACGGCAGTTCGGTTCTCCCAGCATATCATACGCTTCGTCTTTCTTATATACTTCTCCATGACGTTCGATATGGGCGGGTCGTACTTTGGCATCACCTGCAGTCCACCATTGTACATAGATAGTCTTTCCAATAATCTGTTCTGCGGAAGTATAGGAGTTAATGGCCGCAGTATTGAAAGCAAGAACTGTTTCTGTTCTGGCTATCAGCCTTGCTCGGTTCACTCCAATCGCATCTACTCTTTGATTTAATGCTCTGGCTAAAGCTTCCGGACCTTTCCCTTCTGCCAGTCCCCGGGATAGTACTCTTGATATATCCCCATCCATTGCTCTGGTCACACCACGGAGTTCATCATACACTCGGGTATAAATGAGTCCTACCGCTTCCGCATGGAAAGGTTGTTTGAATACAGTTCCGACTCCTCCAGGTATTTCAGAAAAAGGATTTAACTCTACTCCGGTGGCAATTAAATCTTGTCTGGCACGTTGGAGTCCTTTCTGATAAGAAGAACGAATATACACATTTGACCATGCGTCAACTCCATCCCGGGCTCGTCCAGCTGTGACTTCCAGAATACCGAGTTGTTCCTGTTCCCTTAACCATGACATAAACCCACTTACTTTTCTTTGGTTCTTATTGTAGGCGAATCCATTCGGAGTAACAGGAGTCAACTTATCAAGTTCATCCTGGAGTCGTGACATCGCAATAATTTCTGCGACGTCTTTTGGCTTTTCCTTAAGACCGAAGCAGTCATTGTCCACAATGCTTGTGCGTATTACCGACTTAAGGGCACCAAATCGCGCGTTGGTGTCCATGATCCACGCATGCCTAAGCATTATGGTCTGTGTAGGGTCTTTTGCCATTGTAGCGCGAATGGGGACTTGAAAAGGTTGACTCCCTTTGAGTCCTCTAATCGCATTTATTTTGAGTGCAAGATTTGTCATCGAGTTTGATTCCTAAATACCTTATGATGTGGAACCTGATGGGTCAAAGCAGATGGAGGAACGTGATGACTCTTTTTTGTTTCTTCTTCCATCATCCGTTCAAAGAAATTCACTTCTCTTTCCCATTCCTCCAGAATCTGTTTTCTGGTTTTATGGTACGAGTTATTTTCATATTTATCATATTTACTCGTATCATCCATAACAGCTAACTCCTTTGGTACAAGATAAATGATTGCTCTACTCATCATCTTCGTCTCCTTCTACATCTAACTCCTTCTGACGCTTTGCCCGTTCGATTTCCATTTGAGCTCTTTCTTCCTCTATCTTTTTCTGCTCACTGGCGATTAGGGTTGTGATCATTTGTTCTATCTGTTGTACTTCTTCCTCACTCAGTCCAAGGAATTTGGTAAGATAGAAATCAGGAGGAATAAGAAGATCAGCACCCGGAGTGGCAGAATACTTCGTAATGGCTTCCGTTTTAATCTTTAGAACATCGGCATCCGTCTTCTCATCCGGGGAAGTAATTGGAGGCCAGAAAATGGTATATCCATCTTTCGGCTCCGGAAGTACTCCCACTTCAATAAGTTTATTAATAAATGGTCTAAGTATAATTGGTTCTGCAAAATCCTCCCTACGTTCTGCCACTCTGGCATTCCAGTTGTTTTCGTCTTGACTCGAAGCAAGCTCCCCACGTTCACTCCCAATAAGAATCCGTTTGGGAATTCCGGTTGCCCCTGATATAAGATCAATAAGAACAGAAATATGTTTAGACGGATCGGCAACCTGAGGAGTCAACTGCTCAATATCAATCCCCTTGAGTCGTAGATACCGTTTCATTCCGTGCATGTACTCCTCTATTTCCGTTCTTAAATCTGTGAGTACTTGCGGATCCCATTCCGCATCAGCGTCCGCCTGAAAACCCAATCCCGGGAATGCTCCCCTCCAGAACATCTCTGCACTTCCACCAGACACCAATTCCAAATCCTGCAGTCGATTGAGTACTGACTTTAGACGTGGGGTACCGTATATATCATCCTCTTCGCAGTTCTCAGCTATATGAAGAACTCTGGAATAATGAACTTCCAATGGTTGAACAGTTGTTCGTTCTGCATTTGCAGGTTTAAGAGAATAGAGTAAAGGTTTTCCATACCGTTCACTTCCGGTATCCGTATCCCAATTTTTCACAGTTGCGTTAATCTGGGAATAAGGACGAATGTAGAGTAATTGTTTTGCCTTTTCTATGGGCTCATACAATTCCAACCCATCATCAAATCCCATTAAAAGTACTCCATACTCTCCTATCCCTGTGATTCGATCTACTCTGGTTAAATAATGATATACAAGGGTATCATCAAGTAATTCTGTCCACGCCTTCTCGAATGCCGTTTCCCCATCTTCTGATTCTGATACTTCCGGTTTCTTACGCCATGAAGAATCTGCAGGAGCATTTACTATTCGTTTGGCGATATCCTGTCTACTATACCGGGCATAGTAGTCATCAAATGTTGGACTGGTTTTATAGCCCAGAGCCGTATAGATATTTCTATCCCCATCATAGGACTTTCCCAAAGCAGAAGCTAACTTCGCTCTACTCACCATCGTAGAAGCCAATGCCATCAACTCTCTGTTAGCCACCATAGACTCATTCATTTGGATGACGTTCGACTTTTTGTTACTTCCGAATTTTGTTCTCATCACCAGACTCCTACTTTTTTCTTTACATTAATGTGTAAGTACTTGAATGCCCGGGAACAGGCATCGACTATATCCTTGAACTCCGAATTGGGAAAGGAACATACCTCATCAAAAAAAGTTTCGTTCCAATCCCCTCTTACTATCTTAACATTCCCCGCTTCGCATTGTGCGGCAAATGGATCTGCTCTAACTACCTTATCACCTGACTCCGGAGAGAACTTTACTTTATACCCTACTAAAAACTTGCTAATATCCTGAGCCTGTGATTTTCCAGACTGTCCCGGGTCTTGTGGAAAATCAATGGTAACTACTCCTCCATCTTGAGAAGCGGTGTTCTTCATTGTTTCCCTGACTTTCATAGAATTCCAACGGCCCCGAGTCATATGCATTACATAGAATACTCCATTCTTATATTTCATCTTTACTCCAGCTGTATAAGCAGGACTAAGATTCTTCATGAGTGCTTCCGCTTCTGAAGTAGCCGCCAAATCCCATCCTCTAACTATCTCCCCTTTTGCCGGAGCCGCATCTACTACTTCAAACCACTGCCTCTGAAACATGGCCCCTTCTCTGGGTTTCGGATCTTGTCCTACCTGACCAGCATATCCGTAGGAACCTAACTCTGTTCTCATCTTCCGGAGTTCTTTTTTACCGAGTCGGTTTGGGTCGAGTAATCCGTCTACATAATTAGATTCTAATTCCGATGGTTTAATAGAGTACTCCGTTGTCCCGGGCAAACAAATATGTTTAATATCCCCTTCTTCTTTTCTGGTTTGAAGTAAATGTCCGGAAGGATCAAGTTCATGTACTCTTTGCATTATAAGAATGGTGACTGTTATTTTCTTATTTACTTTTCTGGTTGATAGGGTCTTAGACATCCAGTTGTTCGCGGTATTCCTTTCTGCTTCACTAATAGCCTTATTCGGATCAAGAGGATCATCTACTATCAAGAAGTGACCATGCATTCCGGTAACTGTTCCTCCAACAGATGTACTGAATCGACTCCCACCCTTCGTATTCTTATAATTACTCTTTATATCCCTATCCCGTTTTATTCTTACTTCCGGGAAGTACTTCTGGTATTTATCACTCTTAATCAAGTCTCTACTATCCTCCGCATGTTCCAATGATAATGGTGCGGAATAAGATGCGGTTATGAATCTTGAGTTTGTTCCACTCTTTAATATATAATCCGGTCTGTTATTTTTCTGAGTACTCTTACTATTTGAGTTATTGACTCTAATCTTAATCTTAATCTTTGCAATCCATACCCACGCTGGGAACATACGGGTACACACGGTAGACTTGGTGGTACCCGGAGGGATATTTATAATTAAATCGTATAATCTGGGTTTTCTTAATATTACCCTTTCTGCCACTTCCTGTAATTCATTACAAAGATATTCTATATGCCAATTGAGTTCGAATGGATCTTGTACAATAATATTCCAGAATTCCTTTACGAAATAGAAAAAGCTACGTCTACAGAGCTCTGCCTTGAAATCAGTTATGGTGGCTGATTGGAGTTGCTGTATGATTTGCTCTTGTTGAGCTTGTGGTGTAAGAGTTCTCATTCTATAATTTCCGCTTCCTGATCATATGTGATTTGTTTCTGTTGATTTAACATACTGGCAATTATAATTTCGAGTTGTTCTGTAGGGAGATCAGAAAGATCGAGTTGGTGATTATGGTTGTGATTGTGTTCTATGGGTTGTTCTTTATCACCTACAACCGTAGAACGGTTTAAGAGTACATCTGGCCAACGTTCCGGGTTTCTATTCCTAAGCCAGAATATAAATGATTTGGGATCAGGTGGGATATGGTGGAGTTCTGAATGCTTTTCTACTGTCATCCATTTATAAATCATTCTTTCTTTATCTACTAAGATACGTTTCTTAACTGTTTTTGTTTTCTTGAAATCATATCCTGTTGCCCGGAGTAAAGCTTTTCTTTCTACTGCATCCGTGTCATACTCATCTTTTCCTTTTCTAAATGCATCCCTGAACTCCGGGTATCTTTTCATCCATCCTTTTATTGTATTATAAGAAACACCAAAGAGTTGAGCAAGGTCTTCCTGAGTGGCACCCATTTGACTGCAGGCAATATAACACTGCTCCGGAAACAACTCCTCATTATATTTCTTATTCTTTAGATTCCCAACAGGCAGATCAGCTGAGTGATTATAGATTCTTCCTGTTTTTCTCACATAACCGGAGGGACTTTTTGTACCGATTCTTGTGGGATCAACACGACCAAATTCTCTAATGATTCCGGGATGTTTTGTTCTGGGCATTTAGGACCATCCTTGTATTATAGGGACTTCTTATAAATGAATATGATTCAGTGAGCCGTAAGTTACTCTAATCATTACAAAAAATTTCAGGGTAAAAAACGGCCGAATCCTCAAAAAACAGCATAAAATACACAATACATGGGTCGTGTACAAATTCAAGAGAAATTTCAGTGATACCTAAGGAATCTATGTAAATTTCTGTAATAAATCCACTCTGTTAGCTATTCACGTATTTAACAAACTTTTTTTATTTGGTTTCTTTAATATCGTTGACAAATCCATTAAAAAACAGTACAATTGCCGCAGGTTACAACGAACGGCACATTGGGTGCAACCAACAGGGGTTGGAAACAAGCGATGCCTTCGGGCCTTTGACATACCGCGCACGGGAACAAGCCTCCGGGAACTACTCCCAGCGGAACCGAGACCACGACACAAAAAAGTCGCTCGGTGGAAAGTACAGACCAAATCCGGTGGATGTGGAAGGACATTGCCGGCAGAGAAGGGAGTAGAAAGGACGGTCACTCCGGTGACGGAAAGGTCTACTCCGAAACTGTAAACTTGCATGAACAAAGTTCCAAGCCGAGTCCTCATGAATCGGCGGAAAGTACTAAGCAAAGGTAAACCGCGCGTCGAGAGACCTTATACGGGAAATCCGCAACGTAGCGCCTAAGAGGCAGTGAGCCGGCAATGCGGAACAATTTCGGGAGTAGAACTCAAGACTCCCACGTCATTGGAATTAGATCCAATAAGTAATGCTTAATTCTCCTTTTAAATACTATCACCAGTTGTTAACGGATTCTATTCGTTAACAACTTTCAGGAGGTATGAGTCTTTGATTCGTACCCTCTGATAGTTGTTAGCTTATAACCTTAACTCATATGGAGGTAGAAATGAAAACTTTTACAATCGAAATAACGAATGCCGAATGGGAAGTCATAGTAAAAGAAGCCAACAAGATGCTGGACAAAGAAACAGACCCGGAACTCAAAGAAGAGTTCAAGTCCATGTCCAATGCAGAAATTCTGGAGTCATGGGTTCTTACAGCGAACGTTCACTCTGTAAAAGAAATGAACACAGAAGTAAAATCCCACTATAAAGAGGTATAAGGAGTAAACATGACCGCTATAAGAAAATTCATCACAGACCTTGGAAAAGAAATGGTAAGTGATAGTGGTAAAATAACTATTCCACGATATGGTATGTGGAGTAATGAAAATCACCATAAAGAACGAGTGATCGAAACCTCAAATGATTTGGATTATTTACTGTTCAAATACGGCAAAAACATCCCAGTATTCAAAATGAAAAAAGGGATTAGATAAACACCTTAAGTCCTAAGCGTGGGGAGTCAACGACTCCCCGGTGGTGATTATCCGTTTCTGTTAGGACAGAAACATTAACTCAAAGTATTTAAAAGAAAGGAGGTAATTATGCCGTGTTACGAAGTTAACTTGATTTCTGTGGAGTTCAAGGTAAACAACCGCAAATGG